AAGGGTACTACTATTTTACCATAAGTTATTAAAAATATAATGTTACTTAGTCTTGTTTGTCTTTTTAACTCTAAGTGTGCCAATTCCCTTTATCCAAGGCTTTTCTGCATACTTTACCCACTCATAAACAAAGATACAGGCAGCAATAAGTAGCCCTAGAGAGCCTGACTGGACAATGTAGTATGGGGTTGGGTCAATTAGATAGGTGTCCCATGGGAAGGTGTAAGCGATTACAGGGAAAGCAATGATATTGCCAAACACAACCGATAGAACAATACTCTTATAAACGTTTTTCATTTATTCTCCTTATTAAGTATGCTTCCATTATACCCTCAAAAGGAGTTCGTGTCAAGAGCTTGTTATTTTTAGCCAATTCTGGTATGCTTATAGCATGATTGATCCGTGGCTACACCTTGCTATTATAGCAATATGCGTTTACTGGTACTTTAAGACCATTTAATTAAGCAGCCACAAGTTTGCGCTTGGCTGGATCAAACATCTTGGGGCGCTTCTTGGAAGCTTTGCCATTAGGACGATTGTCGTTTCTATTACCTTTAGGTTTTGCCATAGGATAATTATATCATAGTGCCATTGACATACCCCTGAAAAAATGATAAGATTGTCTTATGAATTTTCAAGCAGAATCTAAGCGGTCTGGGGATGCATTCGAAGACCTGGTTCTAACAGACCTTAAGCGGTCTGGGCACACAGACATCCAAAAAAATATCGTCCTGGCTGACCTTGGTATAGAGGTTGACTTTGCCTATGACACCCACTATGGTAAAACTTATGTTGAAGCCAAGGGTGGTGAGATTGGCGAGGGAAAGCGTCCTGGGGCCAAGAGAACTGATAGCGTAAAAAAAGCTATTGCTAATGGAGCCCTTGTAAAGTCTGCTTACCCTGATGCGAAGTATATTGTTTATTTTTCTGACTTAGCCAAGCATGGCAGCGCATCTCATAAAATGATTAAGAATGCTGTTAGAGCTGGCTTTGTAGATTCTTTTAGATACCTAATTAAGATGACTCCCTAGTTCGGGAACTCCTTCATCCACTCTTTGGTTCTTTCCCCAATGCCATTCCAGGCTGACCAATTTTTTCCAGCATCAGACATTTGAAATGCAATAGTGGCATTAGTCATTGGGTCAAACAGATCTTCGTAGCTAGAAAGCTTGTACTGTTCTAACCGTGCTGGACCAAGGCTACCAATCATATTAATTTGGAACAACCCATGAGAGTTGTCCCCTGTCTTACTATTTTGATTATGTGCCATAGGCCTACCCGTTGACTCTTTCATTGCGACACCCCAGGCCTCTTTAAGGCGCTGGCCCCTAAACCCTACAGAGTATAGCAAGTCTTTTAGCTGTTGTGGCGATAGCCTATCGTTTGCAGCATAGACTGGCTTCTTGATGATTGATACCCCAGACATTCTGTCAAAGTTTGGTGCAGGGATATTGTTGCTAACGGTGAGAGTTTGAGTGGGGCCCTTGCTTTCCTGAATAGAGGCGGTGGCACCAATCGTAACTGTAGCAATCACAGCTAGACCTGTTAGTGAAGCTGTGTGTTTATAAAAATTGGGGTACATATTTATCTCCTAAAAACAATAAGTTTCTAGTATACCAGACTTGTTTTTAAAGCGCTAGTGCCCAGGACGCAAAATCTTCGTGGCAGCCATAACAGTAGCGATCTGAAGGGTTTGGCTCTGTTGTGGTTCCCCCAAGTGCAATGTCTTCTAGCTTAGCCATATCGACTAGTTTTTGGCTTGGGTAGCCGTAGATAATGTTTACAAGCTCGTGGTTGCAATTTGGACAAATATTCATACTTATATTATATACCATAACCAGGTTTTAGGTGTTGACTATGCAGCCTTAATGTGATAAACTTGTCAAATGGAATATTGGTCATGGATCCTTGCTGTTATTGGAGTCGCAGGCATTTACTTTGTAGGAAGAAAAACCCTTTGGGGTTGGTTTGTCCTACTGTTTAACGAAGTTGTTTGGATTGCCTACGCCATTATTACAGAACAGTACGGCTTTATTGTTTCTGCTTTTGCGTATGGAGCCGTCTATATTAAGTCTTACCTGCACTGGAAAAAAGACGAAACAGTATAAAGATGTTATAATTAGGTATGGCTAAACATTCTTTGGTTACCTTATCTAATACCACAGCAACAAGGCTTACCCCGACAGGTACTCATTCAGGAATTGATTTTACAATTCAAAACGTCAATTCTGCTGGATATATCTATATTGGTGGAGAGGGTGTTTCTGCACAAAACTATGGATATAGAATTTTGCCAAATCACGCAATCTCCGTTGAGCTAAACGGAAGTGAATCTGTTTACGCAATTGCCTCTGCTGCAAACATGAAGGCTGCCACGCTAAATACTAGGCTGGAGACTGGTTCTTAATGGCCAGGTTTACTCATCCAGCTATTACAGCATCCAACACTTTTGCCGTCCAGGGGGGAACGACAGGAACACAGCCAACTTTTAACGGTAGTCCTCTTTTTACTGGCACATACACCCTGATAGATACCCTGTGTCACTTTGCACTAGACGTTGATATGGACAATATTACATCGTTTGGTTCTGGCCAATATTACATGACACTTCCATTTCCAGCAAAAAGAAATTATATTTTTAGAGATGGATGCATTCACGATATATCTACTGAAAAGCAATACTCTGTTAGTGGTCACGTGCTTGCTGGCTCTACTCAGCTTTTTCTTTTTTCTACTAGCTCAAATGGCCAAGACGCCCCCTTTACCTTCAACACGCCCTTCACTCTTTCAACACAAGACAATTTTCATTTGGCATCAACATACGAAATCAGCCCCTCTTAATAATCTTGATATAATTAGCTATGGATAATCCCAATGAGATTGATTACGATATATCTAAATATACCGCTGAAATTGATCCCATGATTCTAGAGATGATTAAACTCTCTGAACGAGTAAAAGTTTTTTCTAAGCTTCGCAATCTTATTTATGAAAAAGAATATGAAAAGGATGAAGTTGCAGCTCACGTTTTAGGTTGGGCATATGAAAAGCTTGCAGACAATTAAACCCTCTGGTATACTGTTATAAAAGAAGGAGAAAATATGACTACCGTATATTCAAAGCCTGCGTGTGTGCAGTGCGATCAAACAAAAAAGTTGCTAGATAAAAGAGGCGTCCAGTATAATACTGTAGACATTACCCAGGACGAAGAGGCCTACGAAATGATTGTTAAGATGGGCTTTATGTCTGTCCCAGTCGTTATCTCTGGAGACCAGAGCTGGGCTGGCTTTCAACCAGATAAAATTAACTCGCTCGCTGCTTGACATACCCCTCACCATACGGTACAATTAGTATGTAAACCGTATGAGAGGAATTTATGGAGCACGAAGACCACGCCCACGAGGGCGAAACACTGTTTGAATCAATCTTAGAAATAACATTTGGTGTTGAACACGTGGTTGCAGAGTTTTTCTGGAACGCAGTCTTTTTAATTATTGGCTTTGCCATATCTAGGGCTATCGCCTTGCGAAAAATTCACAAATACATTGACGAGAAACATGGCGTAGTCCATGAAAAGGATGGTTACTAATATGATTAAACCCTTAGAAGACAAGGTTCTAATTAAGCCACAAGAAGAAACAGAAAAGGTTAGTGCTGGTGGACTAATCATTGCTAGTACACAGAAAGAAGCTCCAACAGAGGGCTCTGTGGTTGCTGTTGGTTCTGGTGCAACCTTTGCCGATGGCACAAAGATGACTATTGATCTTAAGCCAGGGGACAAGGTAATTTATTCTAAGTATGGAGGGACAGAGATTGACCACGAAGGCGTTAGCTATTTGCTAATTCCTTACCGTGATATCTTTGCGGTGATCGGTAATGAAGACGATTAACTTAGACCCACTAACACCAGAACAAAAGGTTGTTGTCGAGATGGTAATCAACGAAGGCATAATGCGTGGTTACGAAGACATCCTAACAATGCTAGAAGCTGAAAGATTTAAGACTGCTTCAGAAGATCCTTACTATGGAGAGTACGTAAAACTTATTCTTGACATGATTAGCGAGCGCTATAACAAGTTTAAGATAGATACGTATGGTGAAGCAGAGACAAAATGATGTTTCCTGGTGGCCCAGCATATACTGAGATTGGGCAAATCCTACTAACCAATACTGAGACCTTGCAGCATGAAGCTGACTGGGCCAGTAATGGTCTTACGGCTATTGCAGAAGTGATTGCAGAATACCGTGGGTACAAAGAGGATAAGTATGGTTATGGTCCGTTGCTTACGTCTAACGAAGGCGATGGCCCGTTTGACAATCCAGTATTTACCATGAGAACCTATTGCCTTTGCGATGGGACTGAGTATGGACACGAAGACGGATGTCCTCCAAACTTTTTTTACAAGCCAACTGGCTTAACAATTACATGGTACGAACATGCTAATAGGGGCATTACATCTAACGTAGACTGGATGCCAGCTCTTGCATGGCACAGAATAGTAAACAATTGTATAGAAAGCATAGGTGCAGAATGACAGAACCAAAACAAGGACAGCTTAGAGGAATTGGTCTAAGACCTGATCCACAAGAAATTCTTATTGCTCCGTATGAGCAGGACGGAAAGACTTGGGGCTACACCATTATTAACAAGGACGAGATTCCCGCAATGTTTATGGATGGAGAATGGCGAGAAGTTGTTCCAGAGGGTGTTTGGATTCAGATGAAGGAAAACTGGGAAGGAATAAAAAGCACTGCCAAAGAAGTCTTTGAAGAGTATCCAGAATACCTAGAGTATCCAGAGATTAAGGAGCTACTAAATGGCTAGAATAGCTGATTTTGATTTTATTGAGTTTGACGATCAAGACTCGTATTTGGATTTGTCTGGAAACTCTGAGGATAAAAATGACTCTATTTTAGAAAAAGAAGAGTCGTCGGAAGATAAAAAGCCTAACTGATCATTTAAATAGTCATAAGACGGCATTGACTCTGGTGTAGTTTTATACACCTTAACATCTACAACCTGGTTTCCGCCTATGTTTGCAACGTTCCCGTACCCAGACCTCAAAAAAGTAATTCTTTTAAAAATATTCTTTAATACTGTTTTGTTCATTGGCATTGGCACGTGTATGTCATAGTCTAAAGGTTCTTTATACCCCATTCTTTGAAGCTCTGCGGCTGTTTTTGATAAAAGAGCAACGTATCTTGACCCAGGACGCACCTCCCTATATCTGTTTATTTTGTCGGACAAAAGTCCACCATGAAGAATAGGCAAAGAGTCTTGCTTTTTAGTTATAAAAAAGTCATCGTTCATTAAAACAAAATCTTCTGAAATTTCTTCTGAATTAATAGCTGCCTCAAGGCACGTTTTTATGTTAGTAAACTTGCCAGAATAATCTGGGACTGAAATGTAGTTTCCAGAATACCAGTCTGGCTTACCACCCACAAGCCACACATTGCCGACAGGAAGGTTTTTTACAATAGACCTAATAGAATACCTTAGCTCTTCGTTGTCTCCGTGCTTGCATATATACACATAATCTATATTGTTCACTATGGTATAATTATATCACAACCAACTGATTAGGAAAAAATGGCTAGGCATCTTGAAAAAGTACATCAAATACTGATTACTGATCTAAAAGATTACGACGG